TGACGAAAGCACCGCCTTAGACCCGATTGTTGTCGGCGATCAGCGTTGGTACTGGGTTCGCGCAATTGGCATTGGTTCTAGCGCCAACGTATTCAGCGACAGGAACCCTGACAACGATCAATCAGGCGTCACCGCGACTGTTGGCCCGATCACGCCAGACTATACGGACATCATTGATGACACGCCAGATCAAGTAGCGCCAACCGCATTGACGCTGGTCGAAACTACAGTTCTTGGCAATGACGGTTCGGTGTTACCCGCAGTTCAGGTTAGCTGGACCCTGCCAGTTGACAGCCAATACATTTCATTCTTTGAAGTCGAGTTCAAGCAGACAAGTCAGGGCGAGATCGATTATGGACTGACATCTGACGCCTATACGGCAACAATAAGCTACGGATCAGTGGCAGACGCGACAACGCTAGAGCTTAACTACGGCAGCGTAAACGAGGATGTCATTGGTGGTGGCGGGGCTTATTCAAGCGTCAATGTTTACGGCACTACAACGGTCATCTCTGGCATGCGAGAGCTTGAGGAGTTCACATTCCGCGTCAGAGCTGTCACATTGACCGGCAAGGTATCAGAACAGATAACCGGAACAATCATCCTGCAAGGCGATCAAACGGCTCCAGCAGTAGCTTCAACGATTACTGCGACGGGTGGAATTCAGCAGATCAAGCTCAACTGGGAAAACCCGTCTGATTCTGATTTGGCGTTCATTGAGATATTCGAGAACACGACAAACAATCAGGGAACTTCTACGCTTGTTGTTCAGACGCTTGCTGACCAGCATACGATTACTGGTCTTGCTAATAACGTCACGCGATATTACTGGCTTCGGTCTGCTGACAGATCAGGCAACAGATCAGGTTTTAGCCCGCCGGTTTCTGCTACCACGTTGAAAATCAGTCTCGACGATCTAAATCAAGGCGTTATTGATCAATTTGCAGCCGGTGATGCGTTTGGGATCGAGCCGGTTGGAACTCTTGTCGGCGTTGTTGGTGAGCATATCGGTCAGATCAAGTTACTGACCACTACCAACACGCTTTATGCTTGGACGGGAACAGAGTGGACTACAGACCTATACACTGCTTCTAATGTGGACCCTGGCGCAATCACTGCCGCCTCGTTTGCTGCTGGCATCGAGCCAATTTCAGCGGTCACAAGTCTTCCTTCTCCGGGTGGTTACACTGGGCCAAACATTGTTTTTCTGACTACAGATAAAAAACTGTATCGGTATGATTCGTCGGTTCCTGAATTTACATCGCTGGTGGATACTGCTGATATCACTGGAACGCTGGGCGAGAACTTATTTAGCGATACGCTTCGACCTATTGAGCGCGTCACTACTTTGCCAACAACTGGGCTGGTAACTGGTCGGGTTGTAATGCTCACGACTGATTCTAAACTGTATCGATACACCGGATCAGCATGGACAAGCTCCATCGCAGCCGCTGACCTTACAGATCAACTTAATCTCGCCACACAGGCTTCAGGATTGCTTCCAGTGGCTAATGCTGCCGCAGGGTTGGTCAATGGCAACGTGAGCATTAACTCTGACGGTACGCTCTCAGGGGCTGGTGCTGGGCAGGCTACATTGGGCGGTCTTGGTGCTGGTCAAGTCGCAACATTGGACGTTATCACTGAAACCTACATTGGTGACAATGCGATTTCGACGGCCAAGATTCAGGCCAACGCGATAACTGCAAACGAAATCTTAGCTGGGCAGATTATCGCCGCTAAGTTGGCGGTCGGGTCTGTGACTGCAAATGCTATCGCGGCAAACAGTATAAGCACGGCAGCTCTTCAGGCAGGCGCTGTAACGGCGGATTCTTTGGCAGTTGGAGCCGTGGTCGCCGATAAGATTTCAGCTAATGCTGTGACGGTTACGAAACTGGCGGCTAACTCCGTCAATGCCGACAAGATCATTGCTGGAAGCATTACCGCTGCCGAATTGAACGTGTCTAATATATTTGCTGATAACGCAGTGATCGGGTCCATACAAGCAAGTTCGATCACGACATCAGCAGTAGTGTCTGCCATTGGTAACTTTGAGTTCATCCAATCGGCCAACATTCAGTCTAACGCGATAACGGCTGGCAAACTTGCCGCGTCAAACGTGGTTACTAACTCAGCGCAAATCAGTGATGGTATAATCACAAATGCGAAGATCGGCAATGTCATTCAGTCAAGCAACTATTCTGCTGGGTCTACGGGCTGGAGCATTAACAAAGACGGCAGCGCAGAATTCAACGGAGTTGTAATTTCCAGACAGTTGTTGGTGGACTCTGGCACATTTACAAAAGGATCGTTTCTTGCTCGAAAGAATCCGTACAGTTCTGCCGATAATGGGATTGGCTTAGATCAAACCGATTATATTGAAACAAACACAAACACTAGCACTTGGGGCGAGGATACCAGCACATACATAGCTGTTGTCGGTACTGTCGCAGGAAGCTCAATTGTTGCTTGGACTCCAGACGTAACCACTAGGCCGACAGAAATCCAGTGGGGCGTTCAAAGTGAAGTTTTTGCTTTTGCTAGATGGTCTGGCGCGGCAAAAATATACATTAGAGCGGATTTGTATACTCGCAACGTGCAATCAGGTTCGAACGTAATATATTCATGGAAATTGTACAAGGTGACATAATGGAAATCGGCCAAGTAGTTGGTGGAGAAGAAAGAGAAGAAGGCGTTTTTTTAAACGTGATATCATCAATTAATGATGAAACTTGCTCTATTGAAGTGAAAGAATACAATCCAGACCACGCAGAGTTCGTTTGGGCATTAAAACAGCTAAAAAGCATAGAGGCATAATCGATGGCTACGCAATTACAGATCAGGCGAGGAACTGCGGCACAGGTGGCAGCGTTTACCGGCGCTGAAGGCGAGATTGTCTACAACAGCACCAATGACTCGTTGCACACTAATGACGGCGCGACGGCTGGCGGCTTTGAGCTTGCGCGAGCTGATCTCAACAATGTCTTAGACGCAGATTTAAACGCTGCTTTGACGGGCAATACACTTAGCGCGTTGACGATCACGACTCTTACGGCAACAGGCGGAACTATCAACGGCACGACAATAGGCGCAACCACTCCCGCTAGTGTCGCGGCTACTACGCTGAGTACGACTGGCGCTGCTACTTTTGGTGGCCTATTAACGGCAGGCACAGCCAGCTCCCAAAACACTGTTTTTGGCACAATAATTGGCAGCGGTGGGGCTAACGAAGGTACTGTCATTGTCTCAAGCGCGACTGGAACTGGTTGGTTGGGATTTAACAATGGCAACAACGCTTCAATTCCCGGACAAGTAACGTACAACCACGCGACAAATGTATTGTCCCTGTATAGCAGCGGCACTGTTTCTGTCACAGGAGCGGCCACCTTCTCCACAGACATCACAGCCAAACGACTTATTGCTTCTGGAGACTACATTAGCAACGGCGGCGACATCACGCTAACCAATACAGGTGCTTCTGGGCGCTCTTGGCGCATCGGTGATGGAATTGGCGGCGTATCTGGTAGTCTCATCTTTTTTGACGCAACAGCATCTGCTATACGACTAAACATTTCCCCCACAGGAGCCGCCACCTTTAGTGGTACTGTTAATGGCTTAACTTTAGCACCCTCCGTCTCTGGTAATCGTTGGGGGGTTACTGCTGAAGTTGCTAGTAATGGCGTGATGGAAGTAGGCCGCTACATAGATTTTCATTCCACAGATGGGGATACCTCTGACTACGGCGCAAGGTTAGATTTTGATGGCACAAATTTAATTATAGCCGCTAATACAGTTACCACAGGAGCTACAGTTACCACAGGAGCGGCGACGTTTAGTGGTGATGTGGGTATTGGTACTAGTTCGCCTAGCGGTGCAAAATTAGTCGTAAATGGAGGTTATAGCGGCGCTACAAAGTTAGACACAGTATATAGCTATTCTCAAAATAACTATGCTATTAAAATTAATGGGAACCCTAGCACTTCCGGCGGTTATCTTGGGCAATATGCAGATGTTGGAGGATTAGAAGTAGGCCACGGTGCTTCTTTTCACGGTGGTGGCACACCATATAAAACAGACGCTTATAGCACTTCTGCCGCGTTTAGCAGATACCATTCAGGAATAATTTCATTTTTTACAAATGATTCTCTTACTGCTGGGTCTACTTATTCACCATCAGAACGCATGCGAATCGACGCCAGCGGGAATCTTGGACTGGGTGTGGTTCCTACTGCCCTAGGCACTCCCAAACTAGCGGTAGTATCGACTGCTGCCGATTGGGCGGTACATATTCGTAATGAGCATCCGACATTAC